AAGAGCTTAAACAGAGATTCCCAGGATGCATGGTTCTTAAAAACGATCCGAATTATATTCAGGGCATTCCCGATTTACTTGTTTTGTATAAAGACAAATGGGCATCTCTTGAATGTAAAAAATCATCCACAGCCACCAAAAGACCAAACCAAGAATATTATATTTCGAAAATGAATGACATGTCGTTTTCGAGATTGATATTCCCAGAAAACAAGGAGGAGATTTTAGATGAACTTTCACAATCATTCAAATCTAATCGGAAGACACGCGTTTCTAGCTCCAAGTAGTCCGTACTGGTTGAACTACACTGAAGAAAAGCTTAGAGAAAGATATCGTACTTCTAAGGCAGCAGAGCGCGGAACGATCCTTCACGATTGGGCAGCGCAGACAATTAGGCTTGGACAAAAACTTCCACGATCATAGAGAACATTAAATATGTATGTTAATGATTCTCTTGGCTATCGGATGACGCCAGAAGTTCCATTATATTTTAGTGAGAACTGTTTTGGAACAACTGATGCTATAAGTTTTAACAAAAATGTTTTGCGAATCAATGATTTGAAAACTGGCATTTCACCGGTTCACATGGAGCAGCTTGAAGTATATGCTGCTCTTTTTTGTTTGGATTATCACATTCGTCCGGAAGATATTCGTGCGGAATTACGTATATATCAGGAGAATGAAATCCTTCTGCATGAACCGGATCACTATGATATTGAGGAAATCATAGAGAAAATTAAATTTAACGATAAAGTCATTTCACAAATGGAGCAGGAAGGAGATATCTGATGGGCGACAGACGAGTAATTATGCACTATGGCATGAAGTACAGATCCGGAAGATATCCTTATGGAAGTGGAGAAAATCCTTTTCAACATGATCCGAAGGGATTTATGAATGCGTACAAACAGGCGATCCTTGAGGGAAAAACCGAAAAAGAATTTGCAGAAGAGCAGAAGATGACAGTATCCCAGCTCGCTACAATGAAGCGTCTTGCAAAGAATGCTATTCGTAGAGAAGATGTGGCTTTAGCTAAAAAGATGCAGGCCGAAGGAATGGGAGCAACCGAAATCGGACGAGAATTGGGTGTTAATGAATCTACGGTTAGATCTCTTCTTAATCCATTGCGAGAATACAATGCAAATAGAGGTGAAAAAACGGCAGAGCTCCTTGCTGCCCAAATTAAAGAAAAAGGCATGCTGGATGTTGGTAAGGGTGTGGAAGCCGAACTCGGTGTTTCTTCCGATACAATGAAAGAAGCACTATTGATATTAAACATCGAAGGGTACAATGTCTATCCAATTGGCGTCGGGCAGCTGACAAACAAAGGGCAGCAGACTATAACGACAGTAATTACTCCGCCCGATCCGACATATACTGAAGGATATGTTTATCAGCATATTGGTGACATTAAGTCGGTTACAGATTATCATTCAGATGACGGTGGGGCGACGTATAGAACGTTCCAGCCACCAAAGAGTCTTGATTCTTCAAGGTTAAAAATAAGATATTCTGAAGAAGGTGGCGATCAAAAGGATGGAGTAATAGAACTTCGTCGAGGCGTGGATGATATTTCGCTTGGAAATTCTAATTATGCTCAGGTTCGAATTGCTGTCGATGGAACTCATTATCTGAAAGGAATGGCCGTATATTCTGACGATCTTCCTGATGGCGTTGACGTTTTGTTTAATACCAACAAACATGTTGGCACACCAATGACTAAAGTATTAAAGCCGATGAAGACGAATGCTGATGGTTCTATTGATAATGATAACCCATTCGGCGCTTTAATAAAAGATCCTGGCGGTCAGTCATATTGGACTGACTCGAATGGTGAAAAACATCTTCGCGTTATTAATAAAGTTAAAGAAGAAGGTGACTGGGATAATTACAGAGATACATTGTCCGCACAGTTTTTATCAAAGCAGCCCGAAAGTTTGATAAAAAGACAGCTGAATTTGTCATATGCCGAGAGCGCTGATGAGTTTGATAAAATTTGTAATTTGACAAATGTTACAGTAAAAAAGAATATGTTGCAGACATTCGCCAGTGAGTGCGATAGTGCAGCAGTGCATTTGAGAGCCGCAGCTCTTCCTAGACAGAATTGGCAAGTTATATTACCAGTTACTAGTTTGAAAGACGATGAAATAGCAGCCCCTAATTACCATAACGGTGAAAAAGTAGCACTTGTGAGATATCCTCATGGATCAATATCCGAGATCCCAATTCTTACAGTTAATAATAACCAGAAAGAGGGAAAATCAGTAATTGGTACAGCAACGGATGCGGTTGGAATAAATAAGCACGTTGCTGATCGGTTATCTGGAGCAGATTTCGATGGTGACACGGTCCTGGTTATACCAGTAAACGACAAAGTTCGAATATCATCAAAGAATACTCTAAGGGGGCTTGTTGGATTTGATCCCAAGTCTGCTTATAGTACTATTGAAACTACTGATAAAAATGGAAAAACAATCTATACGAACGAAGACGGCAAAAAAGTCAAGATAATGACAAAAGATAATACTCAGAAACAAATGGGTATGGTTTCAAATTTGATCACGGATATGACTCTCAAAGGCGCGAGCGAAGATGAGTTAGCTGCCGCGATTCGACATTCAATGGTTGTTATAGATGCAGAAAAGCATAAACTAGATTACGTTCAATCGGAAAAAGATAATAATATCAAGGAATTAAAAGATATTTATCAAGGCCACATAGATCCTTATACCGGTCATTATAGTACTGGCGCATCTACATTGATATCAGGAGCCAAAAGTGAAGTGCGAGTTCCAGAACGCCAGGGTTCGCCACAGATTAATAAGGAAACTGGAGAGATTTATTACAAACAATCGGGGCGCGAATATACAAATGTAATAGACCCGGTAACAAAAGAAGAAATCCCCGGTTCAACTAGAAAAGATGGTGTTTATTATAAGAATTCAAGTGGCGAAACGGTAAAGGTGACGGATGAGAAAACAATAACTCGCCCTGCTTTTTCAACAACCACTCGTATGGAAGATACCAATGACGCACACACATTATCGTCCGGTACAAGAAAAGAAAAAGCATACGCCGACTATGCTAATGCTATGAAAGACTTAGCGAATAAGGCCCGTTTGGAAATGATAAATACGGGCAATTTGAAGGTGAATAAAGAGGCTAAGGCCCAATATTCGAATGAAGTTACCTCCCTTATGAATAAGCTGGCGGATGCCCAGGCTAATGCCCCCAAAGAGAGGGTGGCACAAAGAATGGCCACCTCCGCTGTAAAAGAAAAGACCGCCTCCCTGGAACTATCATCTAAGGAGGAATCTAAATTGAGGACCGTGGAACTAAATAAGGCCCGATCTAAAGTTGGTGCGCATCGTACGTCTATAGACATAACCGACAAGGAGTGGGAAGCCATTCGGAATGGGGCTATAAGTGAGAATAAGCTCCAGCAAATTCTAAAATACACTGACTCGACTTTAATCAGGCAGCTTGCAACTCCTCGTCAAACATTAACGCTTAGTAATTCAGAAGTAAACAGAATCCGCAGCTTCAATGCATCTGGCTACACCGTATCAGAAATAGCTGAGGTTATGGGACGTTCTGAATCTACCATCAGAAAATATTTGAAAGAGTCGTAAAGGAGGTAAAAAGATGGCTAATGCAACTAAAAAGCGTCGTCTTGTTGGCATCACAACAACTGACAATCCATTTAATCCTTTGACTCAGTTTGATGAGTGGTTGACTTTCGATTCACAAAAAGGTTATGGAACCTGTAATTATTTGGATCGAATTGCAAATGTTTCTGATGAAATGGATGACGACGAACAAAGCGCTGAAATCGAAAGAGCAATTGATGAGATCATCGATTATGGTTTCGCTTTTGGGCCGAATGCAGAAAAAGTTTATTACAAAAAAGTAATTGAATTCGAAAAAGCTTAAAGTTTAGTTTTTGGAAAAGTTTTAAAGTTTTAAGAAAAAAGTTTTAAAGCTTTAAAGTTTCTTAAAGTTCGAAAACTTTTTTAAAAGTTTGTTTACAAAAACGAAAAAACAAAAAGTTTTAATGATTATTCGAAGTTTTTAGCAAAAAAATAATTAAAAGAATTTGCAAACTTTATTACAAAAACTTTAAAAAGTTTAAAGTTTCAGTTTTCTCAAACTTTCTTTGAATTCTAAACAAAAAAGTTTAAACGAAAAGTTGTATTGAGTGTCGAACAATTACTTTTAAAAGAAAAAAACAAATGAAGATAGAATAACTAAGGACTAGATTCATACATTTCCAAACTAGT